GGTAAAACCGGTAATACAGGCTCTACAGGTCCTCAAGGACCACAGGGTAATACAGGCTCTACAGGACCACAAGGTCCTGCAGGTTCTACAGGACCACAGGGACCACAAGGACCACAAGGTCCTGCAGGTGCATCAGGTGGAGGAGATATTTACCTTAATGGAAAAAAGTCAGCAATAGTATCACAAGAGTTTTTTACTGATAGTAAAACTCCATACTTGCAAATAACCTTTGAAGATGGAAGCACTGTTTGTATACTATTAAATCGTTGTGAATTTTAAAAGATAAAAATTCATATCTTTGTAATTATTAATTAAACTTAAATTTTATTAAAATGGCGAAACAAAAAAAAGTAACCGAAAACGAATTGAAGCAGATTCAAACAATGTTGAATGCGTTCAATCAACTTAAATTAAAACTAGCTGATACTGAGTTAAGCAAACAAATGGTCTTAAATCAGATAACAGATTTGAAAAAAGATTACTCGGAGGTCGAATCTAAACTAACTGAAAAGTATGGAATAGATAATAAAATTGATGTCCAAACAGGAATTATAACAGAAAAAGAAAAACTAAAAGAATAACAATGGCAAAAATAGCAACATACCCTGTAGATGCAGTACCAACTCTAAACGATAAAGTAATAGGCACTGATGTCGATAATGAGTTGATTACAAAAAATTATAGGATTGGAGATATTGTTGCATTAGTTCCTGGTGGAGGTCTTTCTGTTCAATCATTAAATACATTAACAGGAGAACTTAATTTATTAGGTACAGGTGGAATTACTGTTACTGCTTCAGGTACTGATTTAACTATTGATGGTTCAGGTATTGGTGGTGGAGGTATAACCTCTGTAGAAGGAGCAACCGGACCTGCTATTGATTTAGCAGGAAAAGGTGGAATTACTATTACTGCAGTAGGGAACTTAATCAATATAGATGGCTCAGGAATTAGTGGTGGTAATCCCGGAGCACCTCAAGACGGAATCCAAGTAAATGATAATGGTGTGTTTGTTGCTTATAATTGGCTAAAAGTTAATCAATCATTAAGAACATTAGATTTAGGTGATGGTTCAATAGGCAAAGGTGGAACTATAGCAGGTGTAGCAAACTTTTTTAATGGACAAGGTGACGAAGGTAATACTTTAGGAAGTGCACGTTTTTATGACTTCTTATCAAACACTAATTATGTTGGTATTGTAGGTCCGGGTCAAATGGAAAAAGTTTCTTATGAGATAGCTTTACCGGGTGCTGCTCCTACCTTAGGAGGTCAAGTTATGTCTTTCAAAGGTAGTGTTAATCAGACCTATGAAATGGAGTGGACAACCCCTTCAGGTGGTGGTGGAGTTTCAGGAGTTTCAGGAACTGCTCCTGTAAATGTAACAACAGGAACAACACCTGTAGTTAGTATGACAGTAGCAACTACTAAAGTAGATGGTTATCTTAGTTCAAATGACTATACTACCTTTAATAGTAAGCAAGATGCTTTAGTTAGTGGTACAAGTATTAAAACCATTAACGGACAAACACTTTTAGGAAACGGAAATATTACAATTAGTGGTGGTGGTGGTACTCCTGCAGGTGTTGCAGGTAGTATTCAGATTAATGATGGTACAAATTTTTCAGCAGACACAAATCTTACTTGGGATACTACTAATAATATTTTAACTGTAGGAAACGAAAACAACCCTGTCTTTCAGGAAGGTATTATACACCTTAAAGGTAACGGAAGCACAGAAGGTGGTAAAGTTAAATTCCAAACAGGAGCCGGAAAAGGTTCTCCTGTAGATATAATTTTAGAAGCACCTGCATCAGGTGCAGTACAAACCATTTCATTACCCGAAACAATACCAACGGCAGACACACAAATTCTTGGAATAAAAAGTATTAGTGGTACAGTAGTCCAAACACAATGGGAAACACCTTCAGGTGGTGGAGGTGGAACAGTAACAGGTGTTACAGGGACTTTGCCTATATCTTCTTCAGGAGGAACAACTCCTGATATTAGTATAGCAGCAGCATCTTCTAAAGTAGATGGTTATCTTACTTCATCTGATTATAGTATTTTTAATAGTAAGCAAGGAGCACTTACACTAACTACAACCGGAAGTTCAGGTGCAGCAACCTTATCAGGAAATACTTTAAACATTCCACAGTATTCAGGTGGTGGTTCAACAAGTCCGGGTGGCTCATCATCACAAATTCAATATAACAATAATGGTGCATTTGATGGTGATGCTAAATTTACTTTAGTTCCAAGTGGTACGCTAACTACAGTTACTATTGGTAATTCTACTAATCCTTCAGTAAGTTACGGTTTGCTAAAGCTTACAGGAAACGGAAGCACAGAGGGTGGTAAAATACAACTTGAAACCGGTGCAGGTAAAGGCACTCCGGTATTAGTCACTCTTCAAGCACCAACAACAGGAGCAGCACAAACAATTTCATTGCCTGATACTGTGCCAACGGCAGACACACAGATATTAGGTATTAAATCTATTAATGGAACTTTAGTTCAAACACAATGGGAAGCACCTTCAGGTGGTGGTGGTGCAGTAACAAGTGTAACTACAACCGGAAGTACAGGTGCAGCTACACTAACAGGTGGTGTTTTAAATATTCCTAATTATACTTTTGGGAATGGAATAACTTTTATGGGTAGTCAAAAAACAATTGGTTCACAACAAATAGCTAATAACGCATTAACTCTAATAAGTTTTGGTAATAACACAGTCTTTAAAAACAATGACCCTGATTTTGGAACTATTCAAACAGAATCTGATTCTCTAGGTATAAAAGCAAGTGAAATTTCTTTTTCAGGTGCAGCATCTGAAGGAAATTATTGGATTGTAATGAATGTGAATTTTGAGTCTGGTGATAATCTTGCTCCAATTATGTATGCAGAAGTAGAAGGAAGTCCTAGTTCACAAAAGCTTGTTGAAATGACAACAGAGGTTCTGCCTATAAATGGAAGCGATAACAAACGTAACTACTATAGATGTTTTAGATATACTAAGGTAGGTGCTGATAAACAAACAGTTCACCTTCAAGTATATTTCCCTCTTAAAGGTGGAGGTAGAGGACAAACAATTGCTATACCAAGTCCTGTTTCAGGAATGGCACAAGCACCTGCTGCGTCAGTAGAAATTTGGAAAAATTAAAAAATGGATATTAGAAAGATTTCTATAGGTCCTGATTATAAATCAGGTGCAATGCATTACATAGTTGGACAACCTGTATTGGGTGGTAACTACACTATTCATTTAATCAAACAAGATTTTGAAAGAGAGTCTATAGTTATATATATTGAGGATGAAGAGGGTATTAGACTTTGGAAAGAATTTACCGATACTATGCCTGTCTCTATTGAATACAATATAAACTTTTAATTATGGCTAGAGAGAAAGTTAATCCGTTTACAATTTCAAGCAATACAACTAATAAAATAGATTCAAAAACTAAACGCAAACGTGGGAAAAGTAAAAGTAAAACAAAAGAAACTTTTACAGACAACATTAAAACTACTGATTTAAAAACAGGAGAGGTTGTAACTTCAGAGAGTAGCGAAGTAACTAAATCAAGAACTAACAAAAGAGGTAAAACAAAAACCAAAACTAAATTTAAATCAAAGTTTAGAGTTAAGGATAAAGATGGTAAAGTTACAATGAAGGATAATAAAAAAATTACTTCAAGAAACGGTAAAACTAAAATCAATAGAAATAGAGCAAAAACTACTAGAAACTACAGAGGTTAATATGGATGTACTTTTAAGAGCAGAGTTAGTTTCTGAACTAGCAGTTATAGAAAAAGAATTACAAAATGAAGACTTAACTTGGGAGGAAACTCTTGATTTAAAGGATGCTTCGCATAATATTAAAATGAAATTAAATGGAGTCAAACCTAATCATACTCAAATAGACTGTATCGGTTGTGGCTCATAAATTAAACTATGAAATCACCATTTTCATTTATTGTTAAACCAATTAAAGGTAAAAGGTATAACAATACAAAAGATGTATCAGGTATTGAATTAATTATAAGTACCTCTACAGAAGATTTTAAATTTTCAAACAGACAAGCTGAAGTTATAGAACTCCCCCTAGGATATAAAGGTCCAATACAGGTGGGAGATATTTTGTTAGTACATCATAATGTATTTAAATTCTATAACGATATGAAGGGTAAAATAAGAAGTGGTAAAAGTTATTTTAAAGATGATTTGTTTTTTGTAGAACCTGAGCAATACTTTGCATATAAACAAAATAATAAATGGTATGCAGTGGACAGATATTGTTTTATAAAACCTGTGGATGTTGAGGATAGTTATATATTCAAACCTTTAAGTGAAGAACCATTAATAGGTTTAATTAAATATCCTAATAAATACTTAACAAGTCAAGGTTTAAACGAAGGAGATAAAGTTTCGTTTCAACCTGATAGTGAATATGAATTTAATATAGATGGAGAAAAACTTTACAGAATGTATGACCATCAAATAACAATGAAGTTATGAATGTAGGTATATACGAAGATGTAATTAAAGACGTAGATAAATATGTTGATGACATATTAAAAAAAGGTTTTGAAGATATAGAACTTGAAGAAGGGTTATTCAAAAATATTCAAGTAAAAAATGTAGACGAACTTGTAATGTATCTTCATAAATTATATCCTACATATAATGCAGTTTTAAATTTTGTAAGAAGGTCTCCTGCAAATCAAGAAGAACCTAATTGGATTCATACTGATGATATGATGGGTGATTTAACTGCAATACTTTATTTAAATACAGAGCATCCTGAAGAAGATGGAACAACGCTTTATTATAAAGGAAAAAAGAGTTGTATATTAAAGTCTAGATATAATAGGTTAATTGTTTTTCCATCACATTTATATCATTCTAGAAATATATATGAAAACTTTGGATATGCAGAAAAGGCTAGATTAATTCAAGTATGTTTTTTAAAACAAAATGATGATGAAAGACTTTCATAAAATGTTAGAAGAACAGGGAATAAATTTAGAAGAACTCAATGAATATATTGAATCAGAAGAATTTATAAAAGAAGCAGGTCCTGTTGTAGATTACGGAAATAAAAATTATGAATTAAAAGATTCAGATATAGAAGGATTAGGAATATTTGCTTGTAAAGATTTTATAATAGGTGAAACAATTGGTTATGGTAGAATACAAGGAACAAGAACTATAGCAGGTAGGTATACTAACCATTGTAAAAAACATAATGCAAAGTTTTGTTATTTTAAAAAAAACGACAATATGATATTATTAGCAGATAAAAAGATTTTAAAAGGAGAGGAAGTAGTAGTTAATTATAGACACCATACATATAATAAAGAGTATTATGGGTAGAAGTAAAGAGTGGGATTGGATGGATGAAGAGGAATTTATTCCAACCAAAATTAAAAATAAAATAAGGAATGAAATCAAAAGAAGTAAAATTAAAAATAATAGAAGCAGGTCACAGGGCAGTGGAACAATTGATAAAAGTAGCGAAGGAAGCAATCATAAAACACGACCCGGAAGATGACTTGTCAGCAGATAGATTAAAGAACGCTGCAGCTACAAAGAAGTTAGCGATATTTGACGCATTTGAAATACTTAACCGTATTGAAGCAGAGAAGGAAGCTATAGAGTCTTTAGAAAAAGGTGCTAGTAAAACTGATACAAAACAAGGATTTGCAGAAAGAAGGTCTAAATAGCGTATATAAAGAACTTAAGGGTGTTGTGCCAAAAAATGTTTTAACGTCTAAGAACAAGGCTAAAACGTGGAAATATGGGTATGATTCTAAGTATGATATAGTTGTTATATCTAAGACAGGTCAAATAGGTGATATGATTTCTATTCAAGGCTTAAGGATAGCTTTACCTGTTACTCCAAAAAAGTGTCTTCAAAGACACACTAAAAAAGAAGAACAATATTGGGAACGTGAAGAGTTGCCAAAATCTTTATCTAAAATACAATCTATATTTCAATGGAATGAAATGCCATCAGATTTTAAAAACAGATGGGTTGATTATATAGAAGAAGAATTTGACAGAAGAGAGCAAGGTTTATGGTATATGTCTAAAGGTGTACCCACATATATTACCGGAGCACACTATATGTACTTACAATGGACATCTATTGATGTGGGTTATCCTGATTTTAGAGAGGCTAATAGATTGTTGTTTATTTTTTGGGAAGCTTGTAAAGCAGACATTAGAAGCTTTGGTATGATTTATTTAAAAATAAGACGTTCAGGATTTTCTTTTATGTCATCATCTGAATGTGTAAACACAGGAACTCTTGTAAAAGATTCTAGGGTAGGAATTTTATCTAAGACAGGTTCAGATGCAAAAAAAATGTTTACAGACAAGGTTGTTCCTATTAATAGTAGGTTACCTTTTTTCTTTAAACCTATTATGGATGGAATGGATAAACCTAAAACTGAATTAGCTTTTAGGATTCCTGCTGCTAAGATTACTAAAAAAAATATGTATGAAACAACCAATGATGATTTAATTGGTTTAGACACAACTATTGATTGGAAAAATACTGACGACAACTCTTATGATGGAGAAAAACTTTTATTATTAGTACACGATGAAAGTGGTAAATGGATTAAACCAAATAACATTTTAAATAATTGGAGGGTAACTAAAACTTGTTTAAGACTAGGTAGCAAAATAATTGGCAAATGTATGATGGGGTCTACATCTAATGCATTAGATAAAGGTGGAGATAATTTTAAAAAATTATATACAGATTCAAATGTAACAAACCGAAATGCAAATGGTCAAACTAAAAGTGGACTATATTCTTTATTCATTCCTATGGAATGGAATATGGAGGGGTTTATTGATAAGTACGGAATGCCTGTACTTAAAACTCCAAAGCAAGAAGTGTTAGGTATAGATGACGAAATGATTTATCAAGGTGCTATTAATTATTGGGAAAACGAAGTTGACTCATTAAAGAATGACCCTGATGCTTTGAATGAATACTACAGACAATTCCCAAGAACTGAGTCTCACGCATTTAGAGATGAGAGTAAACAATCTATTTTTAATTTAACAAAAATATATCAACAAATAGATTATAATGATTCTATAATTATAGACCATCACGTTACCCGTGGGTCTCTTAGTTGGAAAAATGGAATCAAAGATTCTAGTGTAATTTTTAGTCCCAACAATAGAGGAAGATTTATGGTTTCTTGGACACCTAATAAAAATTTACAAAATAGTGTAGTAAACAAACGTGGATATAAATATCCGGGAAACGAACACATAGGTGCTTTTGGTTGTGATAGTTATGATATATCAGGTGTAGTTGGTGGTGGTGGTTCTAATGGAGCACTACACGGAAAGACAATGTTTAATATGGATGAAGCACCAAGTAATGAATTTTTTTTAGAATATATAGCAAGACCACAAACGGCAGAGATATTTTTTGAAGATGTTCTTATGGCTTGTGTGTTTTATGGAATGCCAATATTAATTGAAAACAATAAACCTAGATTGTTGTATCATTTTAAAAACAGAGGGTATAGAAATTTTTGTATGAATAGACCTGATAAGATATATACAAAATTATCTAAAACAGAAAAAGAATTAGGTGGTATACCTAACTCTAGTGAAGCAGTAAAACAAGCACACGCATCTGCAATTGAATCTTACATTGAAAGTAGTATAGGATTAAAAGAAGAATTAGAAATGGGAGATATGGTTTTTTCAAGAACTTTAGAGGATTGGGCAAAGTTTGATATTACGAATAGAACCAAGTATGATGCCTCTATTAGTTCAGGGTTAGCAATTATGGCTACACAAAAACACTTATATTTACCTGAGAAAAAACTTTCAAAAATAAAGGTTAACTTTGCAAGGTATAGTAACAAGGGTAAATATAGCGAAATTATTAGATGAAGAAAATAGACATTAATATATCATCTGCAGGATTTCCTAGTCAATTTGTATCAGATAGTAAAAAAGCCACTGACGAATTTGGGTTGCAAATTGGTCAAGCAATACAATATGAATGGTTCAAAAAAGACGGAAATAGTTGTAGATACTATAATCAATTTAGAGACTTTCACAGATTAAGATTATATGCAAGGGGTGAACAACCAATTGGAAAATATAAAAACGAATTAGCAATTGACGGAGACCTATCTTATTTAAATTTAGATTGGACTCCTGTTCCTATACTGCCTAAGTTTGTAGACATAGTGGTTAATGGAATGCAGAGCAGAGAATTTGTTGCAAGTTGTTATGCTCAAGATGCATTGTCTCAGTCTAAAAGAAGTAAGTATCAACAGATGATTGAAGGGCAAATGGTTGCTAAACCAATGCTTGAAACTATACAAGAAAAAACAGGAGCAAATCCTTTCACTGTAAACCCTGACGAATTACCAGAATCTGATGATGAACTTAAATTGTATATGCAACTTAAGTATAAACCTGCAATAGAAATTGCAGAAGAAGAAGCAATTAATACACTTTTTGCATCTAATAAATATAATGACATTAGAAAGCAATTAGATTATGACATTACTACTATAGGTATTGGTTGTGCAAAACACGAATTTTTAGAAGGTGATGGTGTAAAGATTTCTTATGTTGACCCTGCTAATATTATATATAGTTTTACAGAAGACCCACATTTTAAAGATTGTTTTTATTGGGGTGAAATCAAAACAGTTCCAATTATAGAATTAAAAAAGATAGACCCTTCATTAACTAATGAGGATATGGAAGAAATATCTCAATATTCTCAAAGTTGGTATGATTATTATAATACTGCACAGTTTTATGAAAATGATATTTTTTATAAAGACACTGCTACTGTTATGTACTTTAATTATAAAACTACTAAAAAGGTAACTTATAAAAGAAAAGTAAAAGAAAACGGTAATGTGAGTATGATTGAAAAAGATGATAATTTCAATCCACCACCTGAAATGCAGGAAGAAGGTAACTTTAAAAAAGTTCAAAAAACAATTGATGTGTGGTATGAAGGTGTTATGGTTATGGGTACTAATATTTTATTGCAATGGAAATTGATGGAAAATATGGTAAGACCTCAATCAGCTACCCAACACGCTATTCCAAATTATTTTGCAGTTGCACCTAGAATGTATAAAGGAGCAATTGAATCTTTAGTTAGAAGAATGATTCCTTTTGCTGATTTATGTCAAATAACTCATTTAAAATTACAACAAGTAATTGCTAGAGTTGTTCCTGATGGTGTTTTTATAGATGCTGATGGACTTAGTGAAGTGGACCTTGGTACAGGAAACTCATATAATCCGGAAGATGCATTAAGATTATATTTTCAAACAGGTTCTGTTATAGGTAGAAGCTATACACAAGAAGGTGATTATAATCAAGGTAAAATTCCTATTAAAGAATTAAATTCTAGTTCGGGTATGGGTAAGGCTCAAATGCTTATTCAAAACTATAACCACTATCTTAATCAAATTAGGATAGTTACAGGATTAAATGAAGCTAGAGACGGAAGTTCACCTGACCCTAATTCGTTAGTCGGTTTACAAAAATTAGCTGCTTTAAATTCTAATGTAGCAACAAGACATATTTTAGATGGTGCTTTATATTTATATAAATCTTTAGCTGAAGCTATAACATATAGAGTAGCAGATATTTTGCAATATTCAGATTTTAAAGAAGAGTTTATAAATCAAATAGGGAAATACAATGTAAGTATTTTAAATGATATAAGTGATTTATATATATATGATTTTGGAATTTTTATTGAATTGTCTCCTGACGAAGAACAGAAACAAATGTTAGAAGCCAATATACAAATGGCTTTATCTAAAGGTGATATTAATTTAGAAGATGCAATTGATGTAAGAGAAATTAAAAATTTAAAACTTGCTAATCAATTATTAAAACTAAAGAGAACATCCAAGCAAGAAAGAGAAGAAAAAATGCAAATGCAACAACAGGCTATGCAGAGTCAACAAATTCTTAAACAACAAGAAATGGCTCAACAAACTGCTATGCAAAAATTGCAAATGGAAACTCAATCTAAAATGCAATATAGACAAGCAGACATTGCTTTTGAAATTGAAAAATTAAAAGCCGAAGCTGATTTAAAATCTAGACTAATGCAGCAGGAGTTTGAATTAAATATGCAGTTACGACAAATGGATGCACAATCTTTATCTTCAAGAGAAAACCAAAGAGAAGACGCAAAGTCTAAAAGAATTAGTCAAGCTAATACTGAACAATCTAAATTAATACAACAGAGAAAAAATAATTTACCACCGGTAAATTTTGAATCTAATGAAGATAGTTTAGATGGCTTTGATTTAGCTGAGTTTAACCCAAGATAACTCGTCTAAATCACAAAGAAATTTTGTGTAACTTTGTAAAAATTAAATTAAATATAATATGGAAATAAAAGTGAAAGCCGTAGATGTGTCAGGCGATGAAAAGTCTGTACAACAAGTGGAACAAGAATTGCTTAATAAACACGAGCAAACATTAGATGAAACACCAAAAGCTGAAGTAGCTGAGGTTAGAGAAGAACCAAAGGTTGAAGAACCAAAGGTTGAAGAAAAAATTGAAACTCAATCCTCTGAGTTAAAAGAGGAAGACGTTCTTAAATTTATTGGAAATAGATACGGTAAAGAGATTAAGTCTCTTGACGAATTAAATCAACAGAGAGAGGAAGAACCTTTACCTGAAGATGTTTCAAAGTATCTAAAGTATAAAAAAGAAACAGGTCGAGGATTTGATGATTTCGTAAAACTAAATAGGGATTACGATGAAATGGATTCAGACCAATTGCTAAAAGAATATCTTACTGCAACTGAAAAAGGTTTAGATGCAGATGATATTGAAGACCTTATGCAAGATTATTCATTTGATGAAGACATAGATGATGAAAAAGCAGTAAGGAAAATAAAACTAGCAAAGAAAAAAACTATTGCGAAAGCCAAAGATTATTTTGATAATCAAAAGGAGCAATACAGTGTACCTCTTGAGTCGAGAAGGGAAGCTGCTCCGGAAGATGAATCAGAAGAATACAAAGCATATAAGCAATATATAGCAGAAGCGAAGACAATTCAAGAACAAAATGCTCGAAAGGGTGAGGTGTTTACAGAAAAGACTAATAATGTTTTCAGTGAGTTCAAAGGTTTTGAGTTTACATTAGATGATAACAAAGTTTATTTTTCTCCTGGTGATGCTGATGAATTAAAAAAAACACAGTTAGACCCTACAAACTTTATAAAAAAGTTTTTAGACAACGATGGTGTTATGAATGATGCATCAGGTTACCACAAGTCATTAGCGATGGCGATGCATCCTGATAAGTTTGCTAAGTTCTTTTATGAGCAAGGCAAGAGTCAAGCTGCTGATGAGCAAATGAAGAAGTTAAAAAATATAAATATGACTACTCGTTCTGCTCCTGAAGTAAGCAAAACACAATCAGGTATGCAAATCAAATCTGTAACCCCTGACTCAGGTCGAGGATTAAAGATTAGAAGTAGAAATAAATAAATGTTAAACTTAAAAAATTAAAAATTATGCCAGTACAAAATGTACCCGGATTTGATTTACAACCAAGTGCTCAAAGAGTACCTGTTGAATCAAACTATATTACTAATTTTGACTTTATGAATCAGTATCTACCGGATACTTATGAAAAAGAGTTTGAAAGATATGGTAATAGAACAATTAGTTCCTTCCTAAGAATGGTAGGAGCAGAAATGCCGTCTAACTCTGACCTTATCAAATGGGCAGAACAAGGAAGACTGCATACTAAATATGTTGACTGTACTACTGCAGCTTTAGCAGCAGATGACAAAGCAACTTTTACTGTTAATGATGACCCTAACGCAGCAGGTTCAACTGCTAGTGCTTTTGGTGCTGACAGTGGTATTGCTATTAGAACAGGTCAAACTGTAATGATTAGTGATAACGCAGGTGGTGGTTCTGTAAAAGGAATTGTAACTGCAGTTAGTTATGCAAACAGTACGTTTGATGTTGCTTTCTATCCTGCAGCAGGTATTCCTGTAGCAGGTGCAGGTCTGAAATTTTCAGTATGGATTTATGGTTCTGAATTTAAAAAAGGAACTACAGGAATGGTTAACTCTTTAGAGGCTGACGATTACATATTTGAAAATTCACCAATTATACTTAAAGACAAGTATGCAGTATCAGGTTCTGATATGGCTCAAATTGGATGGATTGAAGTTACTTCTGAAAATGGAGCATCAGGATACCTATGGTATCTAAAGTCTGAGCACGAAACAAGACTTAGATTTGATGACTACCTAGAAACTTCTATGATTGAAGCAGTACCTGCTGAAGCAGGTGGTGGTGCAGCTACTGCTGCAGATAACCCTGACTTTGGTAACAAAGGTTCAGATGGTATCTTCTACGTTGTAGAAAATAGAGGTAATGTATATGGTGGAGGAAACCCTGTCAATTTAGGCGAGTGGGATACTATCATATCTAGATTAGATAAGCAAGGTGCTATTGAAGAGAATGTTGTTTTTGTTGATAGAGATTTCTCTTTTGATATTGACGATATGTTATCTGAACAATCATCTAATGCAGCAGGTGGTGTTTCTTACGGATTGTTTGACAACGAGAAAGAAATGGCACTTAACCTAGGATTCACAGGATTTAGAAGAGGTTATGACTTCTATAAGTCTGATTGGAAATATCTGAATGACCCTACAATGAGAGGTGATATGTCAGCTACTGCAGGTAGTGGAAGAGTAAGTGGACTATTAGTCCCTGCAGGTTCTACTTCTGTATATGACCAAATTTTAGGTAAAAATGCTAAGAGACCTTTCTTGCACGTTAGATATAGAGCCTCAGAAACTGAGGACAGACGTTACAAGACTTGGATTACAGGTTCAGCAGGTGGAGCAAGAACTTCTAGCTTAGATGCTATGGAGGTAAATTTCCTATCTGAAAGAGCAGTATGTACTCTAGGAGCAAACAACTTCTTCTTATTCAAGAACTAAGAGGATTAATAATAGGGGAGTGTCTTTAAAGACACTCCTCTTTTTTAACTTTAATTAAATTTTATTATAATGAAAAACAAAACGAAAACAGTTTTGTATGTAAATAAGACATACAAGCTAACAAAGGAAGCAGCACCTTTGTCCTTTATGCTGCCAATTAGACATTCAAAAAGATTTCCTTTACTACACTTTGATGAGAACACAGGAGTTAACAGAGAACTCAGGTATTCTAGTAATCAAAAAAGTTGTTTCAGAGATGAACAAGATGAAAACGTACTGTTGACACCTGTTGTTTTTGAAGATGGCTTCTTGTTAGTTAGAAAAGAAAATCAAATACTTCAGGAATTTTTGCATTATCATCCACTAAACGGGAAACTTTTTGTGGAAGTAGACAAAGCTAAAGATGCAGGAGAAGAAGTCTCTTCTTTAATGATTGAAGCTGACGCTTTAGTTGAAGCAAAATCTTTAAAACTAGAACAATTAGAAAATGTTTGTAGAGTTCTTTTTGGAGCAAACACTTCTACTATGTCATCTGCAGAACTAAAAAGAGATGTATTAGTATATGCTAAGAACAATCCTGCTGATTTTTTAGATGTTATTAAAGACCCTGATTTACAATTAATGGGAACTATTCAAAGATTATTTGAAGTTGGACTTCTAGCATTTAGAAAAAGTCAAAAAGAAGTATGGTATAATACTAAAACTAACAAATCAAAAATGCTTAATGTTCCGTTTGGAAAAGATGGTTATGATTTAGTAGCTTCATTTTTCAGAAGTGATGATGGTATTGAGGTATTAAAACACCTAGAAACACTGTTAGATTAATATCTATATTTAGAGACCTCTTCAAAACTGAAGGGGTCTTTTTTTTTCATTATCTTTGTAGAAAAGAAAACAGATGATTAATTCAGTTAGACAAACAGTGATGTCGATTCTGAATAAAAATAATTACGGATACATATCCCCATCTGACTTTAACTTATTTGCTAAACAAGCACAGTTAGATTTATTTGAAAATTATTTTTATCAGTATAACTATCAACTTATAAAAGAGAATGCTCGTCAATCGGGTACAGGGTATGCTGATATAGTAAAAGGTATAGAAGAGGTAATTAATATTTTTTCTGAGACTAAATTTTTAGCACACAATTATCAAAATAAATTTTTTACTCCAAGTTTAGTTACAACTAATGATGACTATTATTTACTTAATAAAGTATTAGTATATAGTAAACAAGTAACAAGTGGAACTTCAACTACAGTTCAAATACAAACTTTAGTTGATGCAAATGCAACTTTTGTTACAGACAACGTAAAGGTAGGAGATATTGTAGCAAACACCACTTCTAATAAAGTAGGTTTTGTTTTTTCAGTTGATGCACAAATACAATTAACATTAGTTGATATAGATGGCAATCCTATTAATGTTGGGTTTTTATCTAACAATCAAAACTATGTAATATATTCTCCTAAGCCTGTAAAAGAAGCAGAGAAGGTTACACATAGTAAAATTACTATGTTAAACAATTCAATATTAACTGCTCCTAATTTAATGTTTCCTGCTTATAGCCAACAAGAACCAACATTATCTTTGTTTCCTGATACTATAAATCAAATGGGTGCAGTACAATGTCAATATATAAGATTTCCTTTTGTTCCTAAATGGACATTTGTTTCCCTAACTAATGGTGAACCATCTTTTGACCCTACTGCTTCAGATTACCAAGACTTTGAACTTCCTAATGACGATGAGGTAAACTTAGTTAATAAGATTTTACAATACGCAGGGATGTCGATAAGAGAAGTTAGTGCAGTACAATTTGGACAGGCAGAGGAACAAGCTAATAACCAAGAAGAGAAATAATTATGGCATATATAACACAGTATCAATATTATGAAAACGGAGGTCTTGCACCATCAAACGCTAATTGGGGTTCATATCAGTATGTATCCTTAGAAGATATAGTGAATAACTTTATGCTTATGTATGCAGGTAATCATAGTCTTGTAAATAACGAAGAAAGATATAAAGTTTTGTTTCACGCTAAAAGAGCAATACAAGAATTAAACTATGATGCTTTTAAAGAGATTAAAATACTTGAATTAAATGTTTGTGATACATTAAGATATGTATTGCCTGATGATTATGTTAATTGGGTTAGAGTTTCTATTTATGAAAATGGATTATTAAAACCATTAACAGAAAATATTCAAACAAATTGGTCATCTGCTTACTTACAAGATAATGAATGTAGAATTTTATTTGACATAAACGGTAATGCATTAAGACCACAGGATTCTACAATTGATTATGATAGAATAACAGGAAGCAAACAATCAATATACTTAAACAAAAATTCTGATATGTATGGAAAGGCAGGGTGGTGTGTTGATGGTCAATGGTTTTTTGAATATGGTATTGGTGCAAGATATGGTTTAAATACTGAAACTGCCAATGCAAATCCCACTTTTAAAATCAACCCTAAAGGTGGTGTAATTAATTTTAGTTCAGGTGTGGCAGGTAAACTAATAATCCTTGAATATGTAGGGGATGGAATGGTTAACGGAGATGACAGTTTAGTAACGGTTAATAAGTTATTTGAAGACTATGTTTATGCTGCAATTGAATATGCGATTTTAGGTTCTAAAACAGGTGTACAAGAATATATTGTAGCACGACTTAGAAAAAAAAGTGCAGCACTTTTAAGAAACGCAAAAATTAGAATTAGTAATATACACCCCGGAAGACTCTTAATGAATATGAGGGGTAGAGATAAGTGGATTAAATAATATGGCAAACCTAACTAGAAACTTTACGGCAGGTAAAATGAATAAGATGGTCGATGAACGTCTTGTTCCTAACGGTCAATATATTGATGCGTTAAATGTTCGTATGGGTTCAACTGAACAATCAGAAATTGGTGTAATAGAAAACTCTTTAGGTAATATACGACTAACTACACTTAAATTTAACTCCACTAATTTATCGAGTCAAGCTAGGTGTCTAGGTGCTTTTGAGGATGGAGCAAGAGAAACTATATATTGGTTTGTACACGATAAAGGTTTTGCATCAAGTCCTACAGGAAAACTTGATATGATTGTTTCTTACAATACTAATAATACCATAATTACTTATCACGTTATAAGTGTTAATGACGGAGGTGGTGTTAATACCACTTTAAATTTTGACGAAAAGTTTTTATTTACAGGTGTTAATATGGTTGAGAATATGTTGTTTTTTACAGACAACACAAATCAACCAAGAAAAATTAATATAGGTAAAAACTATTCAGACCCTCAAGGTGCTCCTTTAAAAGATGGTTTTATTAATGAAGATATTTTAGTTATAAAAAAACCACCTACTGCTGCACCTAAGATTAAACTAATTAAAACAGGGGGTCAAGAAAACTTTTTAGAAGAAAGATTTATATGTTTTGCATATAGATATAAATATGATGATGATGAATATTCAGCAACTTCACAATTTACTGATGCTGCTTTTGTTCCTAATACATTTAACTTTTCTCAAGAAAGTTATTGTAATGAAGGTGTTACAAATATTTTTAACACGGCACAAATTACTTTTAACACAGGTGGACCTTTAGTTAAGAGTATAGATTTACTTTTTAAAGATTCAGCTACGAATACAATTAAAATAGTTGAAAAACTTAATAAAGCAGACCAAGCTTATGTAGATAATCAAGATGTTATTTTTTCTTTTTCAAGTAGTAAAATATTTACAATACTTCCTGATGCAGAAATATTAAGATTATATGATAACGTACCAAGATTAGCACAAGCACAAACCATAATGGGTAACAGGCTTATGTATGGTAACTATGTAGAAGGATACGATTTAGTAGATTATAACGGAAATCCTGTTAGGTTTGATTATGACTTGACTGCCAATATGGATTCATTTGAACCTCAATCAGTAGATGGAACATTGTCAAATGGAACTTATAATATTCAAGGTGCTCAAACAATTGCAGGTGGGGTTGTAA